ACAGTACCTGGAGATAAAGATGAGGAGATCCTAACACCTTGCTCTTTTGATGAGTTAGTGGAGGCTAGTGTAGCTCAATTTGATATGGAGAGTGCTAGGTTTCAACAACGAACTTCGATGTTGGAAGCTTTAGCTTCTAACGTAGTCGCTCGGAGATTAGCGCAAGACAACAAGGTTTACAAATCTCTTCGCCTTTCAGATTTCTACCCCTGGGGTATTCCTCCCACTGATAAGTATTGGGATCAATACTCGTTTCCGAAAGATTATCCTGCGTGGTTAGTTAGATTTGACGAAATGCTGGAAGAGGAACTTCATAGGGGTAGGAATAAAAGTCTCGTTGAGCGGCTTAAAGAAGCTTTTTCAGAACATTACTTGTGTGACATGTTAGTCACACACACTTTGTCTTGCGTTGCTTACGCTATTTATAGGTGTGACAACGATTTTTCAAAATGGAAGGATCTCTCTCAGTGGGATGATCTTATCATGGAAGTAAGGGATTCTGGTGAGGAAATAGTTCTTCCGATAGTCGTTCCTGATTTGCCTGAGAGGCTTGAGGCTCCAGAGGGCAGAAAACTCGTTTCACGAATGCTCGACACTCTAAAACCTGAGAAGGGATCTCTTTACTCCACTTTGCTCAAGGTTGGGGCTGGAGTAGCGATTACCAGCGTTTTGTGGGTTGTCGGAGAAAAGATGTTTGCTGCTTTAGACAAGGCCAAAGAAGACGTTATTGACGCTGAACGAGAGTTGTCCCTTCTTAAGAGTAAGGTCGCTATGGATCATTCCACGACAGTGACAATCCCTATCGACACTCCAGGAGAATACGTTCGAGTAAAAACTGATCCAGATATTCATTACAATCATTTTAAGAAAGACTATGAACCGAGCGTTTCACTGCAAGGATATCATATACCTATGTGGTTCTATAACCTTAAACATTTGATAAGAACCGCAACGAACCCGGAAGATGAAGATGATTCTCTCAACCTTCCGAGAGATCTTTGGACTGGCAACGACGTTCTAGATTCAATCGCCGCCAATGCACATTTGCATGCTATTCAAAAAGGTATTCAGTTTTCTGAGGATTATTTTGCGAAGTATCTAAATTCTTACGATTTCGATGAGTATATGGATAAGCAGTCGGTTTCTCCTTCGCTTATAACTATCTTTATTAAGGATTTGTACAACAAGTGGACTCGAGTGACATCTTGGTTCTCCGTTCAGAAAGACCTCCCC